CACGCTCGGGCCGCAAGTCACTGCCCTGTCGTCGCACACGTCGATTGATCTGTTGCCGTGGCAGCAGCATGTTCACGATGTGGGTTGCGAGATCGGCCCGGACGGCAAGTGGCTCCACTCCCTAGTGGCGACGATTGTTGCCCGGCAGAACGGCAAGACGTCTGCGATTCTCGCACGGCGCATCCTCGCCGGACTGTATCTGTTCGGTGACACCAACATCCTGCACGCAGCCCAGAACAGGAACTTCGTGTTGCAAACGTTCCACGGCGTAATCGACGCTATCAACTCGTCTCCGTGGCTGAAGCGTGAAGTGGCTGACATCAAGTGGGCCATCGGTTCGGAGCATGTCACGTTGAAGGACGGCTCCACCTACCGGATCATGGCTCCGACGCAGCAGTCGTTCAGGGGCCAGGACAAGGTCGGACTCATCATCTTCGACGAGATCCGTGAGCAGAAGAACGATGCTCTCTGGTCGGCGGCGAAGTACACGCAGCGTGTCCATCCGAACCCGCAGATCTGGGTGGCGTCCAATGCCGGGGACGCAGACAGTCTCGTGTTGAACTCGATCAGGGACCGTGGCTATGCGTCCATCGACGACCCAGGTTCTGATCCTGGTATCGCCTACTTTGAGTGGTCGGCTCCTGATGGCGCTGCTGTGGATGATCCGGAGGCGTGGGCGTATGCGAACCCGAGCTTGGGTCATCTGATCGACGAGGCACGCATCCTCGAGGAACTCCGCTCCGACGAGCCGGACAGGTTCCGCACCGAAGCCTTGTGCCAGTGGGTCGAAACGTCAGGGCGCAGTGCGGTCCCCAGGGCGGCGTGGATGGCCGCCGGAGCCGACATACCGACCCTGTCACCCGACCCGGACAGGCCGGTGTGGATGGCGGTAGACATCGACCCGGAACGGGAACGTGCCTCGCTCGTTGCGGTGACGAAGATCGACGACAAGTATGTTGCAGCCCAAGTCGCCCAGTGGAGATCCGACAACGGAACGCCAGTCACCGAAGCCCAGGTCGCCGCCGACGTGTTGAAGTGGGTAGAGCTCTGGAACCCTCGAGCCGTCGCTTACGATCCGTACACCTGCACCGGCATCGCAGAAGCCATAGCACCGAGAGTCCAGGTTGAGAAGATCACGAGCGTCCGGTGGTACACGGCCTGTGGACAACTCTGGGACACGATCTCGTCCGGCCAGCTGGTGCACGGCAACGATGAGGACTTCACTGACGACGTGCTCGCTGCCGGTCGCCGGGACATTGGGGACGGCATCTGGACGATGAGCCGTCGGGACTCGAAGCGGAGCATCCCGGCAGCAACAGCGTTGGGCCGTGCCCTGCATCTGGCGGTATCGCCACAGATCGTTCCTGCGGTGCTATAGTTACAGCAATGTCATTCTGGTCATGGCTGAACACGCCCGCTGGTGCGCCCGTAGCGGTGCATGGCTCCAACTTCGAGCTGCTACTCGAGCAGGTCATTGATTGGCAGGTGAACGGCACTCCGCTCTCCGACGCACTCGGCGTGGCGAGCATATTTAGAGCACGCCAGATTAACGCAGATACCGTCGCCAGCCTCCCGGTCCTCGTCGGTGACTCTCCGGTACCAGCACCGAACCAGTTCCAATCGTCGCAAGAGTTCGTGTCCGAGATCGTCTACGCCTTGCAAGACTTCGGTGACGCCTACATTCGGGTCACGCCGACGGGCGACATGTGGGTGCTCGACAACGACAAGATGGTCGTGAACTGGAACAGCGACCGAAACCGGCGCATCTACACCTATGAGAACGTGGCTCAGCGTGACGCCGGACAGTTCCCCAACCTCGTTGTCATCGCAGTCAACCGCAGGTCGGGTGACGCTACTGGTGTCGGCTGGATGCAATCGAACGCTATCGCCGGGATCATCGCCACGCAGAAGTGGGCGCAACAGTACTTCGAGAACAACGCTTCTCCTGTCGGCGTACTCTCCACGCCGGGCACGTTGACGAAGCAGGAAGCCGAGCTCCTCAAGGAACAGTGGGTCAACGCACGCACTGTCCGAACGCCGGCTGTCCTGTCGGGCGGCATGGATTGGACCGGGACCAGCTTCGATGCACAGTCGTCGCAGTGGGTCGAGTCGCACAACGCTGGCGCTCTGGATGCTGCCACGTTGAGTGGTGTCCCTTCGTCGCTGCTCAACGTGGCACCTTCCGGCACCGTCCAGACGTATCAGAACGTCCAGGACATTTGGCGCATCTACTACCTGTCCACACTCAAGCCGACGTACATCACAAGGATCGCTGAGGCATGGACCCAGGTTGCTGGCGCTCAGGTCCGCTTCGATGCTGAGGCGCTACTGGTCGCTTCGATGAAGGACAGGGTTTGGGCGGCATCCGAACTGGTGCGTACTGGGTTCGATCCGGCAGGGTCACTTGACGAGGTCGGTATGCCGCCCATTACTCACACCGGGGAAGTACCCGTCACGCTACAAGCACAGGAGTCTCCGGCATGATTCACACCTTCAAGGCACAGATCACAGAGTCTGCGGCAGGAAGTCTTACAGCACGCATCGCACCTTTCGGTGTGTCCGTGCCGTATGGCCGCACGACGGTTGAGTTCGCCGCTGGCGGCATCCACGTCCCAACTACGCCTATCGCATTGACGGTGGATCACGACAGCGGCGTACTCTCCGCAATCGGCGTGATGACACGCTCAGCAGAAGCAGACGACGGCCTGTATGCAGACTTCCAACTTGCTGATACTGAGGCGGGCCGGGACGTGCGTGAGCTGTTGAAGCTCGGCGCTGTCACCGACGTGTCTGTCGGTATTGAACTGTCCGAAGATTTCGAGGGCGGGATTATGTCCGGCATCCTCGATCATGTGTCCGTCGTTCAGGCGGGCCGTATTCCAAGCGCTGAAGTTCTCAGCGTCCACAACGACAAGGAGCCAATCGTGGCTGATGTAGAGATGAAGGAAGAAGCCGTGGCTCCGGTCGTGGCAGCATTCGACGACAGCGAGATCAAGACGGCGCTGGCCGAGATGGCCGACGAGATCGACGTGCTCAAGGCTGACGGCAAGACCGAACATTTCAGCACTGAGGAACTCGGTGCCGCAATGTTCATGAAACGCTTCGGCGTCGAGATCTCGAACCATGCTCTCGCTGACGTGATCGGCGACCTGGGAACGGCTGACGCTTCCGGTCTCGCACCCAACGAATATTGGGGTTCAGGGTTGCAGCACATGATCGACCGGCGCAGGCCGCTGTTCGCCACGCTCGGCTCCGCTCCCTTCCCAACCACCGGGTACAACCTGGACGTTCCGAAGGTCGTGCAAGAGGTTCTCGTCGATGTTCGTGGCGCTGAGAAGGCGGCTGCGAACTCGAGGGCGTTGCAGGTCGAGGTCAACTCGTTCCCGATCACATGGTTCGATGGGGCCGTCGATGTGGCTCGAGAGATCATTTCTCAAAGTTCGCCAAGCGTCTTGTCCGTAATCGACGACTCGTTCAGGAATGGATGGGCCGTTGCCACAGAGGTTGACGCAACTGCGAAGATCCTGGCGGCTGCTACCCACACGGGTGCAGCGTTGGACACTTCAACGTATGCGACGTTCGTCGGTGACCTCATCACCACGTCAGACCTGATCGAAGATGCGACCGGACTGCCGGGCGACATATGTGGCGTCACATCGTCACAGTGGGTAGCGATCCTGTCGCTAATGGACGGAGGTGATCGTCGCCAGTTCGCCATGATGAACCCGCAGAACGCTGACGGGACGAGCACGCTCGTTACTCGTGGCATCGACGTGGGCGGCATCTTCGTGTATCGGGCACCGAAGGCGAATGGTGCGATGCAGTACAACCAGACCTCTGCGAAGAAGGGTGAGAAGTCACCGATGCAGTTGACGTCTGCCAACACGGAACTCGTCGGTATCGACGTGGGCGTCTGGGGCGGCACGGTCCTCGTGACCTGGCCCGAGGGCATCTACTCCTACGAGGTGTAGCGATGGCCCTTACTGATTGGCAGAAGCGTCGGGGCCAGGTGGCTCCGACGCCGAAGCCGAAGAAGAAGAAGACGACGAAGGTCAAGAAGGCGGAGTAATGGGTGAAGTGGCTAGCGGACACGGGCGTAGAGTTCATCATCGGCATAATCGTCGGTGTGCTTGCGTTCGTGTTCGCTCTGCTTCGCAGGAAGCCGTGACCCGATGAGCCAGACGCTCAGATACGTCAACGAACTCATCGCCTCAGCCCCGGACAACGCTTCGGGCCTGATCTCTGCCGAGGCGCTCCGAGACTTTATGATCTCCATCGTTGAAGGCAAAGGGCTATTGGAGGCGACGACGAACGTGACGATCTCGATAGTCGCTGACACTTGGGTGTCGATCAACCCGATCCTCGTCGGCGCTGTTCACACCGAAACATACTGGTCGGTGGACGGCAACAACTATATGTTCCCGAACCATTCAGGCGGCGTCGATACGGTCGTTCCTGCGGGCTATTCCAAGTTCGGTCAGATGATGTCGATTCTGGAGTTGACGAAGCCGTCCGGCGGCTCTGATTCCTATGAGGTGCAGTTCACGTTGAACGGGACTGGCATCGGTGAGCCGGAGTCCATCGACTTCCCTGAGGCTGGGACTGATACGACGACTGTGCTTCATCCGTTGCTCATAGACGTGTCCGTACCGACCGATCTGTACGGTATACAGATCAGGGGTGTCGGCACGGGCGACGATCTGACGTTGGGCTATTTCACGATGCAGGTGTCTGATTCGATTCTCTTGGAGGCACCGTGACACTCGCAGACGGATACCCAGTGGCACCTGCCGACCCGATGGTCGGAACCATCCGGTACACGACCCTCGAGGCCGTCAAGGACGCTCTCAGGATCACCGATACCCGGTGGGATGCTCAGGGCCAGCAGGCGATCATCGCCCTTGAGTCCAAGATCGACGAATACGTTGGCGGCACATTCACGGCACCGCACATCCCTGAGGCTGTGAAGCAGGCCGCTCTGGTTGGTGGCATGGAGGTCTGGAAGATCGTAGACAGTCCTGGCGGGACGGGCGGCTCCGACAGTGACGGGTTTATCGGCATGTTCGATCCTGCCGCTGCCGGGTATCAGGCTTTCAACACTGTGAAGCCGATGCTCTACGGGCTACGCATTAGCTGGGGCACAGCATGAGTGATGTTGTTGTATTCCCAGGTTCGACAGACCACATCGAAACAGAAGACATTAATAGGCTCGACGGTGACACGGCGCACCTCAGGCAGAGCCTCGGGCAGTGGGTAAGGCTCCAGGGTCAAGTGCTATGTACTTTGACCCACGAAGCCGACCCTGATGGCTTCGGCGGATTCGTCGGACGACTCTCGATAGACTCATCGAACGCCGGTACATACATTCAGATATTGCAGGCGACTGGAGCTAGTGGTGACATTGCGTCGGGTGAGAGCTATGTGATGTCGCTTGATGTTCGGCAGGCTGCTGGATGGTCGTCTGGTGGACTCGAAATACACAATACCGATGCTGGCGCTGGCGGGACTTCAATAGTTCCAAGCGTTGAAGGAATCACTGGTGAGTGGCAAACGATCAGTTTCTACGGGCAGTCGACAGCAACTCACTCTCCAGTTCTTGAAGTACAAACAGGCGGTGTGGGTTCTCCTGGTGGCACTGCCGGAGACGTGTTCGACTTTCGGAACGTCATGGTCCGTGAAGGCTCCGATCCCACTTTCGTGCCTTCTCTCCGCATCGTCGGCACACTCGGTGAAACCATCAAACCACCAGATATGCCCATCGTCTACGCCGCAGACGGCACACCGCTAACGGTCGGTGAAGGCTGGGCTGGTGAAGGCGTCGAATACACACGCTACGACGGCGCTGTGGGTGTGGGTCCGATTGTGGCCCAGTTCCTCGCCACGGACTTGCCGTGAGCACTTACGGTCTGATACCGGACGGCACCGGCTGGGTCGATGCCTACGGACGCACCTGGACAGCCCAAGGCGGCGACATGGTGCTGTGGGACACTGACAGCCCATACATCACGATCCTCGGCAACAACCCTGTAGAGACGGACCAGTTCGAGCCGTACACGGATGCTGGGGCTACGGCGGTGGACGCTGAAGGCGTAGACTTGACCGGCGACATCGTCACGGTGTCCGATGTCGATATCAACGTGGCTGGGCCGTATACGGTCACATACACGGTCACAGACCAGTTCGGCTACCAGTCCGAAGCGGTGCGTGATGTGAATGTCATCGACGCCGACCAGCCCGCAGTCAGGGACTGGACGTTCCGGCTCCTTGACGCTGCGATGCCCGACGGTGTGCAGGTCTATGAGACGCCGCCGGAGCAGATCAAAGCGCCGGCTGTGTCGATTGGGACGATGTCGTGGGTGCCGTTCTCGATGGCTTCCCTCGACCGGGTCGAGTGGGAGATGACGATAGATCTGATGACGGCGAGATCACGTCCAGACTATTCGATTATCGCATTGGAAACCTTCTCGGTGACGGTCGCTAAGACGCTCCTCGCAGGCGGCTATCGTATCGTCGGGTTCGAGGACATCGGGACACAGACCATCGGCGGAACGGACTATCTCGTGGGCACGCTCACGGTTCAATACAAGGAGGACACATGAGCGGATACATCCCAGGATATGTTGCCACGATCACAGTCAACGGCGTCGAGCACGCACCGGACACGATCTCAGCGAACCTGACACAATCACGGAACCTGTTGGACAAGACGAAGCTCGGCTCTGACCGGATACATCGCCTGTCTGGTCTGGGTGATTCGTCGGTTGCGTTGCAGCTGCACATGAACACGGCAACGATGACGGCGTTGATGGCTGCCTACGAGGCTGTCGATCCGATTGCTGTCATCATCCGTCCCGGAGCGTTGGCTAGCTTCGACGCAGGACAGTGGGCCGGGACCGGACTCGTCTCGTCGTTCGAGTGGGCTGGCGACGCTGACGGCGAGTGGGACGTGTCCATGCAAATCGACGGTGATAACGGTTTCAGTTACACCGCCCCAGCGTGATCTAGGAGTAGAACATGGACATACAAGGATTCCTTTGCACCCTGACGCTCGACGGCGAGGACATCACAGTCCTCCTCAACGACCTGTCACTCTCGAGGGCGAAGAACGTAATGTCGAAGCCGACGATGGACGGGACGGGTGTGCCTCAACAGTTGGTAGGCAACAAGACCGGCACGCTCTCCATGAACGGTCAGGTCGATACGGCAGGCCAGGCCGGACTCGAAACTTCGTGGGCGAAGGACGCTTCTGTGGCGTTCAGCCTCGTGGTCGGTGACGGTGCAACCATCGCTGCCGGAACGTATACGGGTGCCGTGGTGCTGTCATCATTCGACATTGATACGGCTGCGTCGGATTCGTTCAACTTTGCACTGTCGGGTGAGACTGCCGGTGTGGTCTACGCAGCACCCGTCTGATGGCAGGCGACCTCACCATTGAGGTTGACGGCTTGAAAGAGTCGATCAGATTTCTGGGCAAGGTCGGCAAAGACCTTCGCAAAGAGGCTGTGAACATCATCAAAGAGAACACGGTCAGAGTGAAGTCTGAGGCACAGGCGAAGATGCAAACGTCGCCGGGTGTGCAGCGCAACGGCTATCCGTTGACGAAGACTGCGATCATTCACCGTGCCTCCGGCAAGGGTGCTTCTGTCGGCATCAACCGTGCCTCATCGAAGGGCCGTAATGCTGCGATCTTCCCAGCCGAGTTCGGAACCTATCAGGCGATGGTGCCTGTGTTCCGTGGCCGTGGCCGTGCGGGTGGTCGGCGTTGGATGGGACAGAACGAGATGCGACGGCGCACGTTCCCGGTGTGGCGTGGCAACCAGTTCAAGCCTCGAGGCTCGTCGGGTCCTGGCTGGATCGTGCAGCCGACGATCCGCAAGTGGATGCCGAAGTTCGATAAGCAGTTGGCTGAGGATCTGATGCCAGTGTTCAACGAGGCTGCAAGACGGGCGGGTGTTCCTCGTGGCTAGTTCTAAGAATCGTGTCCTGTGGGATTTCTTTGCTAACACGAAGCCTCTCGAGAAGGGTCTGAAGAACGTCCAGGGCGGCTTTCAGCGAACCCAGAAGGCCTCGTCAAAGATGCAGACGGCGTTCGGTGGCATCACGAAGGTCGTTGGTGCGCTCGGTATCGCTATGGGTGGCCGTGAGCTGTTGCAGTGGGCCGGTGACGCTACCCAGATGGCTATCGCCGCATCTGAGATCGATTCACGCTTCAATGCAGTGTTCGGCTCTGCCACCAAGTTCCGTGACGAGCTTGAAGAGTGGGGCAACATGGCTGGCGTCACGAAGACGGCAGCGGAGGATCTCGCTTCGTCGTTCGGGAACTTGGCACAGACGCAGGGCATCACAGGCAAGGCTTCGTCAGATTTCGCCCTGGACGTTGCCGTGCTGGCAGGCGATATCGCTTCGTTCCAGGACCTCGACCCGGAACGGGTGTTCACTGCGTTGAACAAGGGACTGTTGACGACGGAGAAGGAAGGGTTGAAGGCGTTCGACCTTGCTATCTCCGCCGCCGAGGTTGATCAGCGTGCCTTGACTATCGCTGTCGCTGACGGCAGGACCGAGATCACGAAGGCCGACAAGGCTTACGCATCGTTCGAGATCGCTTCCGAGCAGGCTGGTAAGGCGAACGGCGACCTGGAGAAGACGCAGGATTCGCTAGCGAATCAGCAGCGTCAGGTCACGGCGTCGGTCAAGGAGATGCAGGAGGCGTTCGGTAAGGAGCTGTTGAAGCCCATCGAACAGTTCTCTGAGGCGATAGATACGCAGTCGTCGTCGCTGGAGGAGTTGGGCAAGGTGATGGGCACGGTCGTCCGTAAGGGCATCGAGCCGGTCGCTGAGGCGATGTCTGACGCTAACAGGGCGATGGATGAGGCTGAGCCTCCTACGACTCGTTGGGCTGCTGCGTTGAATGTCGCTAATCAGGTTGTGTCGCAGTTCAGTCCGGCGCTCCGCATCTTGAATATCGCTATCGACGCTGGCGGCAAAGCCAGCCGTGATGCTGCACTTGAGATGGACGAGTTCAAGAAAGGCATCGAGGCTACCGATCAGGCCATCAAGGACTCGCTTCCGATCTCAGAGGACTACATCGCTTTCGCTAAGCAGATCAGGGACGCTCAGGCCGACGTGACAGAGCAGACCGATTTCGCCAAGGATGCGGTTCTCAGGTTGACTGCGGCAGAGATCGAAGCGGCTGGCGGCTTGCAGGGCGTGGCGAACGACATTGGTGCTGCTGCTGCTGCGATGGCTAAGGCGTTGCCGATGTATTCCGAGTTCGCTAAGGCGATGCGTGAGATTGGTGCTGCATCCGGGAACCTGTCCGGTGCTGCTGTTCCGAACCCTGTGAGCGGTTCGCAGAACCAGCGGGATAGTTCCGATTATGGCCGGTACGCTCCCTGATGGCGCTCTCAGACATCCTCGACATTCGGGTGGAGTTCGGTCTTGGTGCAGCAGGCGACTCCGGTTCACTATGGGACAGCGCCTTGTGGGACGAGGGCGTCTGGTCGTCGAACGAGATCAGCTGGACGGACATGACATCGCTGGTGGAAGAGTTCACGACACGCTCGGGCAAGTCCACAGCCTCTAGCACCGTCCTGAAGCGCACCAGGACAGCCTCAGCCGTGTTCACGATGGACAACACCACCGGGGCATTCGTGCCTGATGGGGTGTCTACTCCCGGCTTCCTCACCCTGCGACCGGGCAGGTATGTGCGTGTCTTGGCTCGTCCTACCCACAAGCCTCCGGTCAACATCCCGGACGGCACGACCTGGACTGATGTGACGGGCCGCACGTGGACGGCTCGAGGCTCCGGCATGTTCAAGTCTGCGGGCGGCACAGAAGCTTCATGGGAGCCGATCTGGTACGGGCGCATCGACACTATTGACAACCGGCATGACCGTGGCGACCTCACAGCCCTCGTGAAATGCACCGACTCATTCGCAGAACTCGCAGTCGATTCTCAGGTCGCTGTCGCCGCCGAGGGTGCAGGTGAAACAGCATCAGCGAGGATCACACGCATCCTGGATCGTATCGGCTGGCCTCTCGACCGCAGGGACATCGCTCCGGGCGGCTACACGATGCAGGCCACAACACTTGCAGGTGATGCGTTGGAATTGTGCGGCATTACGACAGACTCGGCTGGGGCAGACTTCTGGCAGAAGCCCGACGGCGTGTTGGCGTGGAGGGATCAGGGTTGGAAGTCGGAGACTGTCGATTGGATCTTCGGCGGTCTGACCGGCATGCCTGTCCATTCGGTTACGCCAGAGTGGACGTCATTTAGAATCGTGAATGAGGCGCACGTCAGCAGGGCGGGTGGCACCGAACAGATCGTGTCAGATTCGCTCTCACGGGCCATATACGGGCGCAGAACACACACCAGACTCGACTTGGTCAACGACCAGGACGCAGACGTAGCCCAGTTGGGGAACCTGTGGGTCACGGCGTTGAAATGGGATCAGCAGATCGTCACCGAAGTCTCTGTGCTCGCCCAGGATGAGGCGACTGCCGAGTTCATGGTCGGCGTCTCCATCGGCGACCTCATCCAGTTGAGTGTGGACACGATCCATGGCTGGTCCTACACCGTGTTGGAGCACGTCTCTGCTATCGCAGACGACGTGACACCGGAAGGCTGGGTAATGACGCTCGGGTTGACACCGTCCACAGTTCCCAACGAGTACGGTCCATATGCGAGGCCCGAGTATTCGTCAGCATTCCACCTAGGAGGCCCAGATGCCTAAAGCACCAGACGTAGTCGGCGGCGAACCCATCGAGTCCGCCTACTCGAACAACGAGATCAGGAACAAGACGGTGCAGCGGGCTACGAACGCAGCCGACCTTGCTGCCGGTTGGCCCGCACCGGGCGACGGCGAGACGGTGTGGCAGCAAGACACCGACGAGTTGAAGATCTGGACCGGGACGGCGTGGGCTGTCATCGCTACCGGCTCCCGCTACCTGCCGCTGTCTGGTGGCACGATGACAGGTGTCATCCGTGGCAAGGACGGCGAAGTGGGCGCTCCAGGCTATGCGTTCGCAGGGAAAGCCAACACAGGAATGTGGTTCGCCGGTACAGGTCCACAGGCCGAGGTCACACCGACGCTGTACTTCTCCGTCAACGCAGCCGAAGCGCTCGCCTTGAACGCTTCAGCCCTGTGGGGAGCGGTCGGCTTCAAGTCGCTGTCAGCCTCAGCGCACGGCCTGGCAGTTGAGCGTGGCGGCGTCGTCTGGTCGTTCGGCATGTTCGACGCATCCTCCGGTGTCATCCAAGAAGACGGCATCTCGAGGATGACGTTCTTTCGGGGCGGCGGCATGGAGACAGGCGCTATCAGGTCGTCGGGCGGCCCTGTCGGCGTGTTGCGCTACAACGAGACAAGGTCGTTGACTGTCACGGCTGCCGGGTCTGAGCAGTTGACTGACGTGGTCAACCTGTCCGGCGCAGGCATCGTATCGGCACCTAACTGTCTCGTCACGCTCCACGGCACGTCGAACACGATCCGCTCGTTCCGACGCACATACAACTATCACGACTTCTCGGCTTCGGAGATCACGGTGGAGGCGCAGGCTCTGGAATCGCAGTCGTCATCGTCAGGGACGTTCAGCTACAAGATCGGCATCGTCGAATACACGGAACCGAACTGATGCCACCCGTCCACACGTCGCTCCTCGAACTACCCGACATACTCGACAGGCTCGGCCTCAACTACATGGTCGAACCCGACTGGGAATACGGACAGGGCGACTATCTGTGGACGACACCCGACGGCCACGGCTCCTACGACAACCCGCCAAGCGCCTACATGGTGCATCACACGGCAGGCACGTCAGCGACACCGCCACCGGCTGACCTGTCGAAAGCAAACGCCTGGGTCGGCTTGTGGGACGGCTCACGGCTCAGATCCTCCGGCCCGGGTACGCCGATGATCTTCCTATCCACAGCAGGTCCGTGCCGCACATCGTCAGGCTACGGATACCGCCCGGCAGCATGGGACTACAGCTTCCAGGACAGGCGAGCGCCGGTGAACGCTGAGGGACCAGACGGTGCTACAGCACTCAACAGGTATGCGTTCAACGTCGAAACGGTGCATCCCGGCGACGGCTCTGCCATCGACCCCGGCGTATGGGGCCACGTCGTCGGTTTGGGTGTGGCGTTGCATCTCATGTACGGCTGGGAGGAACGCACCCTCGGGCATCTGTCATGGACGGGCCGCAAGATCGACCCTCGCTGGTCGGTCGGGTTGCCCAACGACGGGACCGACTGCATCATCGACGTACAGGACGCTATTGCGAAGGGACTGGTCATGCCAGGAGAAGCACCGAACATCGACGAGTGTGAGCCGTGGCAAGAGCGGGCATGGCAGAAGGCTTACGACTACAACAACAAGCTCATCAACGAGGACACGCACCCGGCTGACCTGCTGACGAAGGGCGACTACTTCACCCTCGAAGACCGTGCAGGCATGTACGACGACTAGGCTTGATGTCGGGTCCTCCCTGACCCCCCACAGTTAGCGCATCGTCTTGAAGTCTCCAGGCTCCGGGCGGTGCGCTTTCTGTCACATCCTGCTACAGTCACATCATCGTCTACCTGGAGAAGACAAGATCACGACTGAAACATTCCTCATGGTGCTCATCACCAATTTGTTCACCCTGACACTCTCAACGATGCTGTACGCATCACGGGTTCACGAGATCAGGGTTGAGCATCAGGAACGCATAGCGATGATGAACGCCGATACGATGGCGATACGGCGCATCCAAGGCCAGATCACCATTGAGGACATCCTTGGAAGGACGGAGGAGCTTTGAACTGGTTCATGAGAGGCATGACTCTGTGGATCACTGTCGGACTCGTCGGTATCGGCTTCGTCTGGTTGACGACTACAGCCGTCGGATGGTGGGACCGGCGTACCGACACCACTGAGGCTAGAAGAATCCATCCTACGGCCTCCTGGCCCGCCTTAGACGACCAGGACTGCGAGGTACTCATCAGCCTGTGCGAGACAGCGATGGCGGAAGAGCCGTATACGAACCGGGCCGTGTTCCTCTGCCGCTTGATCGACAAGCTCGAGGACTGGATGCTGGCACAGTGAGCGGCCACGTGGCCTACGCCGGGCGCATCTCCGACCATCTCTACCAGGACTGTCCAGCACTGTTGCGGTGGAAGGACTCGCCATATGGCGACAAGCAGTTCGGGATGCCGGACCTCGGCGTGAAGCTCGTCGGTCTGGTCGATCCGAACGGCACAGACATCTGTCTGATCTGTTTCAACGAATGGAAGGCGGGCCGTGATGCCAGCTAGCGAATGGGATGTAACACTGGGATTAATCGAAACCATGAAGATGACAGAGATTGCTATATCGGGACTTGTGGAACTCGTCAGCATCTTGTCGGATCGAGTGAAAGAGCTAGAGAATGTCAGCAAGTGACTTCGATAAGCGCCGGTTCAACGGCGAGCACAACCGGGAGAAGGAGGACTGTCCCAACGGCCATCCTCTGTGGGGTGACAACCTGCTGACGGCTGACTTGAAGCGTGGGAAGCGTGGCTGCAAGACGTGCGCCTATGAGCGGACAGCGGCCCGGAGGAAGGCGGCACGTGATGCTAGGTGAATTCATCACATCCAGCCATGCCAAGAAGGGCGGCCCGTGTCCCGAGTGTGGCTTGGCTATCGGCATGTTCAACAGGATCTTCAAGTACACGGTGATAGGCCAGTCCGGGACGACCGTGGCTGGCAACGGTGCGGGCGTCTGGGTGTGTTCGTTCTGTCACGACAGGCACAAGCCTCCCCTCGAGATCCAGCCGTTCATATGCTCGGCGTGTGATGGGCTGTGCAATCCCGGCGTAATGGTCGGTGGGAGGCTGCTGTGTGAGCGTTGTTATGGCCATATGGCTGTGGAAGCAGGAAGGTTGCTGTGAAGGCCATTCTGGACGCCACTGCCGGGGGCCGCATGATGTGGTTCGACAAGGAGCACCCAAACGCCATCTATCTTGACAAACGATGGGAACCGAAGGGCTGCATTCCTCAGCAGTCATTATTCAGTGTTGAACCGTCGATCAGAGGCGACTTCACAAGGCTTCCATATCGGGACGGCTCGTTCAAGCTCGTGGTATTCGATCCTCCGCACGCTGAGGTCAGCGAATCGAGTATTACGGGTATCAAGTATGGAACGCTCGGCACCGATTGGGTAGATGTCATCTCCGGTGGCTTGTCTGAGTGCTACCGGGTTCTTGCTGATTACGGCGTCCTCGTGTTCAAGTGGAACGAGGTTGCTGTATCGATCGGTAATGTGCTGTCAGTAATTGACATCGAACCGCTATTCGGTCACACGACCGCTAAGAGCGGCAAGACGAAGTGGATGCTGTTTATGAAGATTCCCGGGCCTCCCGATACCGCTCCCTACGAAGCAGGGCGCTCAGCGGCATCCTAAGCGATTCAGCACCCTAGAAAGCAGAGAGCCCCGGAGTGTGATATCTCCGGGGCTCTGCTACAATCACTCGTGAAAGGAGGTGATTATGCACAAGCATAACACTTCAACTAGCGCTACCGACAGCGCAGTCCAGGTCTCAGTCGAGACTATCACTCCCGAGGTCGCCGCCGAATGGCTCGACGACAACTATCGGAACAACCGTTCCGTCAACGCCATGAGAGTCGAGGCCTACGCCAAGGACATGGCAGAGGGCAACTGGCGGATGACCGGCGAGGCCATCAAGTTCAGCGACCTCATGGTCCTAATCGACGGACAGCATCGCCTACACGCAATCGTCAAGGCTGACATCCCAGTCGAGATCGTCGTCATGCGTGGCCTTCCGCAAGAGTCGATCGTGAACATGGATACTGCCATGCCTCGTTCGTTGCGTAACGTCCTCGAGTTCATGTCCTACGACAATCCGTCTGAGTTGGCCCGTGCGCTGTCCCAGGCGTGGGTATACGAGGCCTACATGGAGGACAAAGTGCTCACGGATAGTGGCACTATCCGTGAGCAGGTCGTCATGCGTGACGCTCAGAACAAGAAGTCGTACCGGCGCTACTCAAACAACCTGTTCACCAGGACAGCAGCGCTTGAGCTTCTCGACCGGCGTGAGAGCCTCATGGATTCAGTGAAGGCGATGAAGCCTCACTGTCACGGTCGCCAGAGCCAAGACGTGAACGCAGCAGTCGGCACCGTGGCATTGATGCACAACATCGCCACTACCGTCGATGAGGGCGCTTCAGTGATCGAGTTCGTAGAGCTGGTGCGGGCGGGTGAGGGCTTCAATACGGACGTGACATTCCAGTTGAACCGCATCCTGGCTCGAGCAGGGACCGATCGTGCAGCCGACCAGATGCTCCCATATGTGAAGGATGCTCTCTGGTTCCGTGGCTATCAGGCCTATATGGAGGGCACCACGGGCAAGCTCCGTAGGCCAAAGCTGAACTCCTATCCGACGATCCCTGGCGACGTTGAGTGGTACGCAGCAGGCCAGTAGCCAGTCCTACAACTGAATAGAGGAAGGCCCCGGCATTGCGACCGGGGCCTTCCTCGTTGACCTTGCGCTTCCAGTGAAGGGACGCTAGGTTGCAAGTACCAACAAGCATTGTGGAGTGTACACGAGTCAGCGTGATCCGCAAGATCAGACTTCCGGCAGACACCAACTGCCTTACCAATAGGTCAAGGCTGACACCCTCCTCTCAAGCGCCGTAGCAGAAGGTACGCAGCACCCTGTGAGGAACCCTGTATCTCACAGCCGGTGGATATGGCAGTGAACAGCACCCTCAGACAAGCATGTGTGACTGTGAGCACCAGAAAGTCACTCCTGCCCGAACAGCACCATGCACAGTGCCCAGTAGGGACACCACGTACACCGATCCTGGCTCCGTCGAAGAACCAAGTTTCGCAAAATCAGGTGTCTCAGCAATGGGACACCTGTGCCCAAAGCCTCCACCATCGAAGAGGGGCAAGGACTCAGACGCTTGACCTACCCGTACACCTACCAATAGAGTGTGAGACACCATGCCTAGATCAGCCATCGACACACGCACCTGGCGCAAGCTCCGACTCCGCATCCTCGCAAGAGACGACTACACCTGTAGGTACTGCGGCGGTATTGCTGACACAGTGGACCACATCACACCTCGAGCAGCTGGTGGTACTGAAGATCCTATGAATCTCGCCGCAGCCTGCCGTGCATGTAACAGTCGCAAGGGCGGGGCGGTGGACCAGGCCGTCGCACGTCGTACCCGTACCCGTGCCGCAGGCCGTGCCGCAGGCCGCAGCAGCACCGGGAGGGGACGTTTTCCATCACCGTCTGTTGGCCCTCCTTGCCTTATACAACCTTTTTTCTCTCGGACTCCTGAGCCTGGAACGGGCGTTTCGGCTGCTTCGGGACCTGTCTTTGAGGCTCCGGCGTGACGGGTGCGAAGATTGGCGGCTCGGGGACGCTGTTCGGTGTCGAGCAGGAGATCATTACGTCGGATGACTATTACACGCCTGCCTGGTTGTTCGAGGATATGGGTGTCGAGTTCGATCTGGATGTGGCTAGTCCTCCTGGTGGCGTTCCGTGGATACCGGCGAAACGATTCTTGACGATGGCTGACGACGGGTTGTCTACTCCCTGGGAGGGCCGGGTGTGGATGAACCCTCCCTACTCAAAGCCCGCACCGTGGGTTGCCAGGTTCATCGACCATGCAAACGGTATAGCCATCCTCCCAACCAGTAACGGTAAGTGGTTCGGTGACCTCTGGGTAGTAGCTGACGGCATCGTGGTCTATCCCGTCCCTCTGGCATTCGCCGGACCAGGCAACCCGACAGGTTCAACAGTTCCGTTCCGCACTGCTCTGTGGGCGTTCGGTGACTGGGCTGTAGAAGCTATAGGGAAGGTCGGTCATGTCCGCTAGGAAGCGCAGGTATCCGGGTGCGAATGAGCGCAAGCTGATCAAGGCGTGCAAGGCCGCCTTCTGGATTCAGGACACTGACGTGGCTGCTATCGCTGCACTCAGACAGTTGGCCGGGGAGTTGGATGCTTTGCACAAGGTTCGTATGGAGCATGATGATCTGTTCGGCGGCACGTCGTCGGAGATCGCTGGGAAGGTTGCTTACGTTGAGCAGACGTATCAGCGTGGCTTGAAGGAACTCGGTCTGACGCCGAAGGGGTTTCAAGAGTTGGGCTTCGTGACGGAGAACAGAGAGGAGAATCCTCTTGACGCTATCAGAGCCAACACGGTCGTCCAGCTCGC